ATACAGGGGGTTTTTGGATTCCGAGCTGGGGTCTCAACCTGTATTGGAAAAGTTATCTGTATTATGGAGCGAGTTGATAGATTGTGTACCAGAACTAGAAGCTGAATGTGCGAAGATAGTCGAACAGAAAGAAAAAGAACACAAGTGTAATTACAAACACGCCAGATCAATGATGTTAAAAACGAATGAAGGTATATTCCTAAAAAGAGTACAGGGAAAGATCCGAGGTATAGAGAAAATCATTTCTATCCACAGGACACAATAATTTGACAACTTTGACAAGTGTACTATAATGAAAGTAGTTTTACTTTTTACATGGCACTTCTATTGCTACATTGCATAAGCAATAAGAATGAAAAGCTTTAGATTTTACGACTTTTTTGTCGCTAAGATTTAGAGCTTTTTTTTGATATATAAACACTTCTTAATTATATTTAATAACTGACAAAACAGGATAAAATGAATTAGTATGGCTACTAAACAAGCTAAACCTAAGGTCAAGAAACCTTGTGGGAGACCTAAAAAGTTTTCTGATGTAGAGATCCTGCAAAAGAAAATTACTAAGTATTTCAAGGACTGTGACAAGAACGAAGATCCTTACACAATTTGTGGACTTGCTCTAGCTCTTGACACAACGAGAGAAACATTGCTTGACTATGAGAATAAATATCCCGGATATTCTGACACAATAAAAAAAGCAAAGCTAATTTGCGAGAATTATTCAGAGAAAAAACTGTTTGAAGGGAAGAATGTTGTCGGAGTTATTTTCAATCTCAAGAACAATTACAGATGGTTAGACAAACAAGAAGTCGAACACTCTGGAGGTTTATCATTAACACAAATTCTAAATGAAGCCGGAAACAAAGAAAGTAAATAAATCAGATGTAGATAAAATACTCGAATGGCAAAAGTCTCCGATAGCTTACATTAAGGACATTTGGGGTTTAGTCCCGCAGAAAATCAAGCCTGACAAAGCCGAAGAGGTCAAGGAGTATATTTTGTCGTGTCGCCTAGAAGACATTGTAGAGAGCCATTTTGAGCCTTTCGTGAAAGGTGAAAACATAACTTGGCAACAATGTGTGATCCTTTGGGCTATTGAGTTGGCTTTAGAGGGGAAAGCGCCGGCTCGAATATCAGTCAAATCAGGCCATGGAATCGGAAAGAGTAGTTGTTTTGCTTGGTTGATTTTGTGGTATTTGACTTGTTTCCTTGAATCACAGATCCCTTGTACAGCGCCAACCTCCGAACAGATGCACGATGTGTTATGGAAAGAGTTGAGTATTTGGATCAATAAGATGCCTAAGGCTTTTTCAGACAAATTCATGTGGTCAACTGATTATGTGAGGATCAATGAAGCGCCCCAATCATGGTTTGCTCGTGCTAAGACAGCCCGGAAAGAGAACCCGGAAGCTTTAGCAGGAGTTCATGGCGAATATGTGATGATGTGTATTGACGAAGCATCGGGAATCCCAGAAGTTATTTTCAGAACAGCAGAGGGAGCTTTAACAAATGCTAATACTTTGGTTATCATGGCTTCGAATCCGACTAGATTATTGGGATATTTCTACGATACTCACCATTTAGATGCTGAAAACTGGCAGAACTTGAGCTTTAATTCAGAGGAAAGCCCGATAGTTGAATCAACTTACTGTGAGAGAATGGCCCAAAAACATGGGATTGACAGCGATGAGTACAGAATCCGGGTGTTAGGCCTGTTCGCTCGTGAGGATGCAATTGATAACAAAGGATATGTACCTCTACTAAGTGAGAAAGATTTGCGGTTTACTACTGATGACACTCTAATCGGACACAAAAAGCTTGGAGTTGATCCGGCAGGCGAGGGAAGCGACAAGACAGAATGGGTTGCTCGTGATAATTTCAGGGCAATGAATGTTGCCACAGAGGCTCTAAGTACCTCGAAAGGGATCGCATTGAATACATTAACCTTGATGACTTACATGGATATTACTGGGGATAATGTGTGGATAGACAATTTTGGAGTAGGGGCGAATGTCTCGGCAGAGATCGCTTTAGCAGGTAAAGTTAGGACAAATGCTGTAAATGTAGGGAGAAAGACAGGTGGGGAAAATCAAATTGAGGGAGTTAAGATGGTAGAGGTCAAACAGGTAGATGACCTGGAGTTCGCCAACCTAAGAGCAAAAGCATACTGGGATATGAGGGAATGGATCATAAAAGGTGGAATGCTGGTCGGTGATTTAGATAAATGGAGACAGTTATTGACTATCCGATACTGTAGAGATGGCCAGGGGAAGATCAAGATAATGTCCAAGGAACTGATGAGAAAAGAGGAAGTTGATAGCCCGGACAAGGCGGATGCTTTAATGCTCACATTTATAGATATTGATAAGGAAGTCGCAAAAGGCTTCAACTTAAACAATCAAAAAACAAATAATTTCGAAGAAAAAAGACGATTTAATCAAGTAGATCGAATGGAATAATTTATGAATACACAAGAAACACAATTCACAAATGACCTAGTCTTTCAAAAAGTCTCTGAATATGAGAGAGAGTTCGTTGATTTTCCTGTAACTATTGCAGGGAATTACACCTTTTCTCAAATTGAGACTATCAAGAAAGCGCATTTGTATTACAATTCACAGTTCGAATCCGGGCCGAGTGATAAATTAGGAAAGAAACTCTTTGCTAATATTCTCAAACCTAAGGTGAAGAACGCACAAAAGAACATTGACCTTGACAGCAAGGACATTGCAACTAAGTCTAAGAATGGTAATTATGTATACAAGGCTTGGTTTTTACGAAGAGAGATAGAAGAGTTCAATCGTAAACGAGGGATAAACAAATTTTTAAACGAGGTTGTCACGAAAACTCCTAAATACGGATCATTTGTGGCAAAAAGAGTTTTTAACGATGATATTGTACGGAGTGTTGACTTGCGCAACTTGCAACTAGATCCTACAGCAGACTGCTTGAGGGATTCATGGGTTTCAGAAATACATTATTATACTCCGTCAGAACTACGAAAGATGAAAGACTGGGATCAAGAGGCTATCAGAAAAGCAATCAAGAGTTTTATTGACTATAAGACGGAGAACTATGTTGATGAGACACGAACGAATATCAAGAAAGGGAATGCGCAGTATATCAAAGTATATGAGCATTATGACTGGGTTGAGGAAAAAGAGGTTGTTACGGGTAGCGAATCAGAAGAACTTGTTTTGGGTCGGTTCGTCTTGATCTTGCCGGCGACAGGTGGGAAAAAGAACAAAGCTGGGGAAGGGCTAATTTTAGATAAAAGAAAAGTACCTAGTGAGAAGCATAAATATTTATACAAAGAGTGTCACTACGACAGATGCGAGGGCAGATGGCTTGGGGTTGGAATGATGGAAGATGGGTTTGACATGCAAGTCTTCAAGAATGATCAGATGAATCAATTGAGATTAGCAATGAAACTAGCTAATTTGATCGTATATGTGACAGATGACGAGACTTTCGCAGCGAATGTATTGAAAGATGTTGTGAATGGCGATGTTGTCAGACTTAAGGGCCGGTTGCAGCGAATCCCGACAGAGGTCCGGAACTACAACGGAAATCAACAAGTCACTCAAGAGATCGAAAGTTTAACCAATTCTCTACTTAACACCTACGAAATTTCGACAGGTGAATCTTTGCCTTCGGGAACTCCGCTTGGGTTGGGTCAACTAATGAATCAGAATGCGAATAGATTGTTTGAGTTTGTTAGAGAACAGTTGGGGGTTTTCATTGAGGAGATTTACAATGACTGGGTATTGCCGGAACTAGCGAAGAGTATCAACAAGAAACATATTATAGATATGACAGATGCTAAAGAATTGGAATGGTTGAGAGAGCAATGTATTAACAGCTATACTTGGCAAATGGTCAAGGCGGTTATCATGAAAGAGGGGAGAAAACCTACTTTGGGAGAAGTTAAAGTGGCCGATCAGATATTAAGAGCTCAACTATCTTCAAGGGATGCAATCTTCTTCGGACTTCCTGAATCATACTTCAAAGGTTGGGAGGACGATGTTGAGATATTTGTTACAGATGAGAAGTTTAGCAAGAAAGAACGAATGCAAACACTCGGGTCAATTTGGCAGATGATGGGAACTGATCCCCGGATTATGCAGTCACCGGTCTTCAAACAAATGCTAGACTACTCTGGATTATCAGAGGTAGATGTAAGTAGCGCTCAACCGGAGGCAATTGAGATGGGGCAACAACAGCCACAACCTCAAGCGCAACCACAACTTCAATAAACCTATATGCTAAATAAGGACAAAATAGATGCTATTAACGCATTAACAAACAATGATGGCTGGATATTCATGAAAGAGTTTATCCTCGCTAAAATCAAAGAAATAAGCCTTGCCCCATATCCTAGCACTCGGCCCGAAGATATTGCAGTAGAAGCACTATCTCGGCAGAAATCAGAGAAAATGGTGATGGAAATGTTCAATCACTTTGAGATGATCAAGGCACAAGAAAAACCAAGCAATAATATAGATCGCATGGTCTAGAGGAATAAACCTCTCTAATAAAATAATTTAGGACTAAACCTAATAATTAAAAGAAACATTATGACAGAAGAAGTCAAAGAAGGCGCTCAAGAGCCTAAAGAAAACCTTGAGGAGGACAAAACCTTAAATGAAGAAGTTAAGTTCGAGGACAGCGAGCTTGAGTTCATGGATGACGATCAGTCGAAGAAAGTGAAAACTTTATCTTTCCAAAAAACTCGCTATCGAGAAAAGTACGAGATGGAGAAAGCGGAGACGGAAAGACTAAACGGATTGCTGGGTGACAAAAAAGAGGACAAGCCAACAGAGAAAGCCGAAGAAACCGAACCTGCCGGCGAAGCTGGGCGGATGGAGTTGATCGAATTGAAACAGGATAATCCTGATTTAACTCGTGAACAACTACAGAAAGCTCAAAAGTATGCCAAAGCAGAGGGGATCGAGACTAGCGAAATGGTGAAGTCTAACTTTTTTCAAGCCTATATCAAGACTGAAATGGAGGAAGCCGGAATGGAAGGCGCAACCCCAAATCCTTCAAGTCGAAATGGTCAAAGGGAATTAACTTTCGATGCTATTATTGCAGATCCTAAGCGCTTTAGGGAACTACCTAAAGACAAAAGACAGGAGTTTGCATTGTGGAAAGAGAAGAATCACCCGGAGGCATAGTACGAATAGCGCCATATTACAATTAACTTTGATTTTATGAGCAATTCAATTACAGCTCTAAACAAAGAAATGTGGTCAGCGGAAGTTCAAGAAGAGCTTGAGAAATCCTTGACAGCGCTTGAAATTTGTAAACTGCATCCTGAATTAAAGAATACAGATACATACAACAAGCCTTACATCAACAAGTTTAGAGGAGTTACTTATACACCAGGAAGCGATTTTACAGCTCAAGGTGTTACAGCAACTAACGAATATTTGACAATTGGAACTTACAAAGTTGTACCTATTGAGATCGACAAGATCGAAGAAGTACAAGCTAGTTATTCACTACGATCACTTTATTCAGAAAGAATCGTGGAAGATCTACGAAGAGGAATCGATGCAACAATATTATCAGAATACGACAATGCTGGTTCTAATGTAGATGACGGAGATATTGGAGGTACAGCCGGAAACTCTGCAGCTGTTACAGCTTCAAACATTAACAGAGTATTCACTTCTGCAGCTAAAAAGCTTGATAACAAACAGGTTGGTTCTATGGACCGATTTGCTGTAATTTCACCATCTATGGTGGAACTTATCAGACTTTATACAGCCGGAAAAGATACTGCTTTTGGTGACGAAGTAATGCAAAATGGTTATGTTGGTTCACGATTTGGATTTAAGATCTATCAGTCAACTAACTTGACTTATGTCGCACGATGGACACCTGCTAATGATCCTACTGCTGCTGATACTTTAACTATCAACGGGGTTGTGTTCACTTTTGTGGCTTCTCCTACTGCTGCTGGTGATGTAGATGTTACAGGTACAGTTGCAACTACAATTGATGCTTTGGTTACTTTATTGAATGCTCCAACTGTTACAACAGCAACTGGTATTGCATTGACTGATGCTGATGACTTGGCTGCTCTTGAGGGACTTGTAGCAACAGATGGAACAACTTATCTTGGCATCGAGCTAGTCGGTGGTGGAGAAATTGCTTTGGCAGCTTCTGAAACTGCTGATGTATGGTCAGTTGAGACAATTCATTGTTTATTCGGTAAGAAAAATGCTATTGATTTGGCCCTACAGGTCGCTCCGGAGATTGGATTCAACCAACTTCCAAACAGAGTGCCTGGATCAGGAAACTTGGTAGCTTGGGATGTATTCGGATGGAAAACTTTTGCAGACGGAGCTTTGAAGCTTGTCGATGTAAGAGTTGCAGCCGCAACATTTGCCTAATTAAATAATCCCCGGGGGGCGAGATAACCTCTCCCCCTCGGGCGACTTAATAAATTTCATATGGAATATCTAGACAAAGACTTAAAATTCAGCAAACAGGCTGGTTTGAATGTTGACAAAGCTTCTGGGACAGATGGTTCTCAAGCTATTACGCAGAAAAGTCGAGCAGGTAAAGTTACAAGCTCAACAACTACTTTAGCAGCGGACACAGTTGAGACAATAACTATCACAAACCTAGAATGTAAGGCTTCATCAATCGTTGTTGGTAATGTTCGTGGTGGTGGTGCAGCTGCAGGAGCTTTAAGTGTATGCTTTACTCCTAGCGCAGGATCTCTAACTGCAGCAGTAAGAAACAACACTCCGGCAACAGCAGCAGATGCAGCTTATATTGTTGAATATTTAATCATCAATCCTGTAGTATAGGGTTGAGAACTGTTACTATTAACTAAAATTTTATGAATCAGATTGAAGCAGCTAAAAAAGAGGCCTTGGATAAAGAGAAAAAGTTATCCGCTCTTTGGGAAGAGGAACAAAAGGAAAACGAAGACCTCTTCACATTTAAGCTAAGAGTTGAATTTGAGAGAAAATGCGGTGAAAGAAACGATAAATACGAGCTAACTACTTGGGGACGAAAACGACTTGAAATAGAAGAAGCGCCTAAGAAAGCCCCTAAGAAAGAGGCTAAGGAAGAGAAAGAGGAAAAAGAAGAAGAGAAAAAAGAGACTAAGAAACGAGCTAAAAAATAATTAAAAACCTATGCTAGAGAAGAAATTATCTGTAGCCGCTGGTCACAATATCACAGTCACAGCAACAGCAACGAGTTTACTTGACTTGATGGATACTGCAGCAAGCGCAGCTCTTGGCTTGCCTGGTGATCTTGATTCTTTCGAGATCGTCACAGAGGATGGTGACATTAGACTTTGTGGAGATGACAATACTCCGACTGGTACAGTTGGAACATATATCCCCGTAGGAAGTGTAAGGTTGTTTGAGGGGAATGCTATTTCTCGAGTAAAACTTATACGAGATACTGGCATGTCGTCAGATGTGGCTGTTAGTGTGCGTGTTGGTTACAGAGAACAAAATTAAGCGCTTGGTCCTGATTCTGTAAGAACAGGATTGGGCCTAAATTCTTAACTATAAACTATGAAAAAGATCTCAAAATTATTCCTATTCGGGATAATAACAATAATGCTATTGTTACCGGCTGTTTACGCAGTCAATGCTGCTGATTCATCTTCTTCTTTCAAGTTCTGGAAAAGGAACGGATCTGCAGTCAATCTTCTTAAGACAACTTGGGAGCTTGGAGCTTCTGGGGCGAGAATTGCAAAAGGTTGGTTCACAGAAGCCGATATCACTACTTTGATTATAAGTGGAGTTGTTTCGGGTGATATTGATCTTGACAGTAATAAGATTTATAACGGATATGCTGAACTTACTCCGGATGTAGTGGTTACTTCTGATACTAATGACGGAAGCACAAAGCCGATCGTGGCGAATGATAGCGACGATGCGGAGGTGTTTAGTGTTGATTCAGATGGTGGAGTTAGCGCTACAACTTTGGCGCTTACTGGTGCAACCTCTACTGGTGATTTAACAATCACCAAATCGGAATCCGCCGCTACTTTGAAATTTGATGTTGATTATGCAACTCCTCTTGCTGGTGGTGATATAGCTAACTTCTTATATTCTTCACAAAATGATACTGGGTCGGATATTGACTACATAAACTTTATCGGTGAAATTAAAGATCCTGCGACTGGAGATGAAGATGGTCGTGTTGATATTCAGGTTGTACATGGTGGAGTATTGAGTTCAGGAATGTATTTGCAGGGTATTAGTAGTGCGGCAAATGATATTCAGATACAGTTTTTGGGAACAGCAAACTTCCAACGAACTTTGCAAATGGGAGATAATCAGAATTTCGTAATAGGCGGCACGGGTGCTACTCAGGCTGTTATGCAATTGAACACTAATCAAACAAACACAATGCTTAGGCTTGGAGTTGATACTACTTCAGGTACATTTTTAATTGATAAAGGGTCAACAAGTAATGACCACGAAATACCTGTAAGCACGAACTACGCTACGATTGCACTTGCTGCTGGTGTAACTTGGGATCCAGATGTTTCAAACAATGTGTACGCAACAATGCACTATGATGAGAATTTGGTTTTAAGTGGTGCTCCACAATTCGGGACAACAGGAACAGTACCTGCGGTTCATAATAACGGTGTAGTAGTTAGTCCACAGGAAATGACAAGTAGTACAACCGCTGATTTTATCTTGGGACTAGAACGGACACTTAACGATTCAAGTGCCGCTGGTGGTTCTGATTATTTTGACGGTATTTCAATGAATCTCACAGAAACAAGTATAGTAGGTTGGGACGATGTAAACTTCTTCACAATGAGAGTTGGAGGTTCAAAGAAAGCAGTTTTAACTCACGAGGGCAAACTAGGGCTAGGGCAAGGTGTTCCTTCTGCTTTTGTTGATGTTTTAGAGAAAATCGTTGATACTGGAACTCCACAGGCTTTATTGGTTACAGGGGCAGCTCATACAGCACTGACAGCGGCTACGGAGGTGACTGGTGTAGAGTTTGACATGTCTGCAACTAAGACTTGGGCAGCTGGAGCTGGGCCATTAGCAGAACAAAGCGAGGTTGCTATCGCAGCGCCTACTTACGCAGGTGATGCCGGTGGAGCTTTAACAATAACAGAAGCTTCTACATTTACAATTGACGATGCTCCTACAGCTGGGGCGAATATGACACTTACAAACGCTTATTCTTTGTGGGTTCAAGATGGAATGACACAACTAGATGGCAAATTAACAGTAGATGAAAACAATGCGCCTACTACAGATACAATAACAATTATTCATGGAAGTAATGGGAATCCGGATGTAACTGGAGCAAACGCAATGGATTTATCAGGTATATACGATGGGAATGTAACTGCTTCGGTTGTCACATCTTCTGCGACTTCCCTGGGTTTGACTACTGCTGGGAATATTGTAACTCCTTATAGTTCAACTTTCATTAACGATGCGACCGATGCTGCGAATACCTATGGACTTGGATATATGACTGACTTTACTGATAATGGTGGTTCTGGTACAGCCGGCGGTTTTGGATGTTTACAGACATCTGGAACTTGGGATGCTTGCTTTATGAGTGTTGCAGGAGATAATCGGCTGACTGCAATTTCGGTCTCTCCTAGTGATGGCGATGATGTTGTGGCGATTGGAGGAGCAGGAATCACAGGAGGAAGCGCTCAAGATGGTGGTGATGTAAAACTTGTTATAGGAACAGGAGCAGGTGGTGGAGATAATGGTAGTGTTGGAATATATGATACTGACGAAAGCACTTTATTCTGGGGAATTGATGAAGACGGAATACAAGAACATAACTCACTACAGTCGGCAAAATCAAGTGAAACTGTTGCAGACGATGGCACAATCACTTTAGATACTGGAGTTGTCGGGATCTTAACAGTATGGGTTGAAGACGAGTACATGAGAGTTTATGTCAATTCAGACGGAGCGATCACTTCACTTGAGGGATCGGCTAATACAGCGATTACAGATTCTGATACAAACTTATGTGTTTACGATGGAGGAACTGGTGCGGTTATTAAAAACAGACTTGGAGCGCAAAAAACTGTCAGATACATGTTTGATCTGTCTCTTATACACATC